ATACACCGTCATATACCTTTCCATTGTCAAACGATTACCAATGGCATAGAGGTCGCAAATGTCGTTGCTATGAGCCCCTTCATGCTGCCATAGTTCATCTTCGGGCTCTGGCCCCTCGCTTCTTTTGTCTCTCCAGCCCTGTTCCCACCACTTACGATGCTGTTCGCAGCAGGACAAGCATCCTCCGCCGCCTCCTGGATGTTTATGCACTGCTTCGTTAGCAGCAATGAGTAAACGAGCAAAACGAGGATCTTCGGAAAGAAAAAATTCTCTTTTGTCCCAGCGTTTAGGCTCTATATCAAAACGAAGCTTAACAATGGTGGAATGTTCTATGCCATTTTCTTTTTCCCATTGAATCATTTGTTCATAGCTGCGCTGCATGGAATAGAGCTGCATGCCAATGTGCTTCTTTGCGGCTTGTTTGTCCAATAAAAAGGCTCGTTCAGGCAGCACTAATTGAGCTTCTGCTTTTTCTTCATCTTCAAAGCAATAGTTCTTGAAAGGAAGCGCATCAATCATTTCTTGCTTGCCTTCCAAGGGCACCTTCACATAGGAGCCTTCAATGCGCTGCTTTCCGCGCTGTTCCACTTGACAGTCGACTGTCCAAGAATGGAAAAAGCAGTTGACAATGGCGCCATCAGCCTCGAGCGCATCAATTAGTTCTCGCCATCGCCCCGCATGCTTCATAAAGCTACGCTTATGGCCAGAAAACAACAGGGCAATGTACATTGTGCGATTGTTAATTTTCTAGCTTTGTAGCCAATCCTACTCTCTCCCCATTGTTTCTTTTGATAGCGTGGAAGGATTAAGCTTTGGTGCCATGCTAGATGATCTACCAATGCCTTTCATGGCCGGAGCAATTAAGCTTTGGCCTGTTCATAGCCGCGCTGGTTATCAATGGTTTATTGCTTGCGGAGGTAAGCCGTATTATTTCCGTACAAAAAACGAAGCGTTGCTTTTTGCTAGGGATCAGCAAAGTGGAAGTGATCCTGAAGGGCTTTGCGACTGAGCTACAGTAAGGAGTGTTCGTTCGGCCCGCGCAAGGCGGGCTTTGTTGTCTCATGAAGCTCAAAGAAAGCGCAAAATGCGAAAAGATTGCTCGAACTGGACGAGTGGAAAGCTGGTTAAATGATCCTGAGGGGCGTTTGGCCGTGAGCTGCACGGTATTCGTCGTGGAGGATTCTATGGAGGGGCCAGATGGCATTGAGCAATCGTGGCGCTTTGTTTCCCATGGCCTTCGCAATGGTGCTGGCGTGGCAGTGCATCTTTCCAACTTGCGTCCTAAGGGTCAAGAAAATGGCAAAGGGCTTGTTGCCAGTGGTCCGCTTAGCTTTGGCAAAATTTATTCCACATTGAATGAAATCCTTCGTCGTGGTGGCAAGTATAAGAATGGTGCTGTTGTTTTGCATCTTGACTATGACCATCCCGATGCCATTGATTTGATCACTGCTCCGCGATCAGAATTTCCATGGGCAAAGCGCTGCATTGACGTGGATGAGCAATTTCTTGATAAATCTTCGCCTGAATTTATCAAAGCATTATGCCAAGGCATTTCCAGTGGAGATATTTGGCTCAATAAGATTCGCTATAACGAAAGAGGAGAACGCTTGCGTGGAAATGTCTGCCTCGAGATTTATCTTCCTCATCGTGGCACTTGTCTTTTACAGCATGTCAATCTCGGTGCTTGTGGCATCAATGATGTAGAGCAAGCTTTTAAGGATGGAATGAAGCAACTGTGCGAGCTTCATCCTTCCACTGGCGTGGGTGATACCGGCGAATACCTTTCGCCTTCCATTGATAAGCAAGTGGGGCTTGGTATTCTTGGCTTGGCTAATTTCCTTTCCATTCATGACATCTCCTACGAAGATTTTGGCAAGGCTTTGGAAGCTTATCTTGATGAAGATCCTCATCCTTGGTGCCATTATTGGACTGGTCAGCGTGCTGGCGACGCCGTAGCTGCCATTCAACTGGGCTTGCTTGGTGCTGCGGAGATTGCCAGGGAGCATGGCATGGAACGCGCCTTTACCATTGCTCCCACTGCTTCATGCTCTTATAGGTATTTGGACTCCAGGGGTTTCACCACTGCTCCTGAAATTGCCCCTCCCATTGACCAAGTGGTTGATCGCGATAGTGAAACAATGGGCGTGGAGCGTTTTTACTATGGGCCAGTGGAAATTGCAGAGCAAGTGGGCTGGGAAGCGTTTAAGAAAGTGGCTGATGGCATTGTTGAGCTGATGCGCCGCACTGGGCTTTTCCATGGCTATTCCATGAACTGGTGGTCTGACATGACTGTTTGCGACGAAACGTTTCTTCGCGAATGGCTTGCCAGTCCTCAATCGTCTATTTACTATGCCCTGCAAGTGCAATCGGGCACACAAGCAAAGGACGATGTTGGAGTAGACTTGGGAGAGAGTCTGGCCGACTTCTTTAGCTTGGACGAGCCTGAGGCTTGTTCTTTGGAAGCTGGCTTCTGTAGCGCCTGCGCAGAGTGAGCCACGTTTAAGACAATGGGGCAGCTAATGCTGCCCTTGTTTGTCGTCCTTGTTTTTCCCATTGCTTCTTTTCACATGGCAGTTCTTGATTATTTTTCTGCAGTTGCCCGTAAGCGTCCTTGGCAAGCAGTGCCTGTCACTAAAGGTGATTTCGTGGAAGGCTCTGAGGAAACAATCTTCCGTGCCCTTGCCATTCGTCATCTTGAACTGCCCGTGAAGGACATGCTTCTTGAGGGCCTCGAGCGGGAACTCCCTAACAGTCCTGGGCTTGTTGAATCCATTCATAGCAATATGGCCGACGAAGAGCGTCACGACTTGGCCTTGAGCTATGTAGCCGCTGCCCATGGTACAAATGAGCAAGCAGAAAAAGAGGCTTTTCGAATTCGCCAAGCATGGATCGAGCATCCAGCCCATCCAATTCTCAAGGTGGCAACAATTGAACGCAGCTTGTTCTTCACGATTCTGCCATTCTTTCGTTTCAATGGCGACAAAGGGTTGAGGACTGTCGCCAGCGACATTTCTCGCGATGAAATATGCCACTCGTTTTGCAATACCAAGATTGCGGAGGAGTCCGGGGAGGAATACAGCAGCAGTCTGAACAAACTTAGGAAAATGACGGCGCTGTGGATTTACGACAAGCTTGACTCTTCGTCCACTAAATACTTGGACAAAGATTTCTGGCTTCGCCAAAGCGATAGCCTTTTTCTCAGCGGTAAAGCTCCAGAACTACAAGAGACTCGTGCCAGTACAGTGCCAGCGTTTTTTGAAACGAATGCACTGAATTTGCCTGCTTACGGACGTGCCTGACGCTACAGTGGCAAGTGATAGAGACCAAGCCCCTGAAGCGTTTAGCTTTTTCCAATCGCTTCACGCTTGGTCCATCTCTTGCTATGCTGATGCCACGGTCTAAGCCTGGCATGTGTCAGGGGCGGACCGTTCTTTTCCCTCCATTGCTCTGTCGATGGAGAGCAGCCAGTTCTGAGAGCCGGTTTGCGTTCCCGCACTGCATGGGCCGGAAATTTCCAGCCGTAGCATCGGGCTAAGTCCTGCGGATGCAGGCCGGAAGGGACGCCTTCCGCTGGTATGGTTCCACCGACATGGACTTTCGAGCCCCGCTGAAACGGACCAAACACCCCCTAAGCCTCTTAACAATGCTCAAACCTGGGGGTCACTTGCGCTTAAGTGTTGGCACACGCTAGGCAGATAGCCTAGAGTCCTGGAGTTCGATTCCCAGAAGCGCCCTTGTTTTTCGCCATTATCCTTGGTAGGGTGGGGTGTCGTTTTATATCCTCGACGTGACCAGTCGCCACAGTCAAGATTTTGAACTCGCCGCCGAAAGCAAAAGTATTCACACAATGTCGTGCCCACATTGCGCGTCACAAAGCTTACGATGTTACGGCTTTACTGCTTACGCTCCTTGGAAGGACAATAAGCGAGTGACAAGCATTATTGACTGCGGACATATGCAGTTAGATCCTGATGGAACAGTGTTCACAGTATGGGGTCGCGATAGTATTGCACACGCTGAAGGATTGCAAATATACTCCGACCTTAGCAGCCACTGTAATAATCCCTCCGAAGACGAGGATGGATTTGCAATTAAATTGTTTTGCAAAAGCTGCTCACAAGTTTCACTGCTTCTCTTTGCTAATAGCGACCAAGGCTTTTTGACTGCAATAACAACAATCACAATTACTCCCAAGAAAAGAAAACGCAAAACTATTAAGCCTAGATTGCGTTTTGACATTCTTCAGCGAGACAATCATACTTGTCAGTCATGTGGAGCGACTCCACAGGACGGGGCCACTCTTGAAATTGATCATATCCAGCCATTTTCAAAGGGTGGGACAGACGACCCCGACAATTTGCAAGTGCTTTGTCGTGAGTGCAATTCCGGGAAAGGGGCAAGATAGCCATGAGCGCCTTCGTCACTGCAGACACCCACTGGGGACACAGCAAAAGCTTGTCTTTTATCCAGCCCGATGGTTCCCCATTGCGTCCTTTTTCTTCTTGCGAAGAGATGGACGAGACAATGGTGGAACGGTGGAATTCAGTGGTCAAGGACAAGGACACTGTTTACCACCTTGGCGACGTAGCGATTCCGCGTAGCGGACTAAAGAACTTAGCAAGATGCAATGGGAGAAAAATTCTCATTCGCGGCAACCACGACACTTTCAAACTCAAGGACTACGCCGAGCATTTTGAAGACATTCGCGGGGCTATGTTTCACCATGCAGGCAATGCACTGCCAGGCGGCCTCATCTTCACGCACATTCCAGTGCATCCCGACAATCTTCGCGGGCACTATCTAGGCAATGTTCACGGACACCTTCATTGTCATCTAGTAATAAAAGACGGACAAATTGATCAACGATTTTTTAATGCCTGCGTTGAGAGGAACCAATTCACTCCTGTAGCATTGGATTTGATCGTCGATCACTTCCGCACCAATGTCCGAGGAGCGGCGAACTTTTAACACGCCGTTGCGTGAACCTCTCAATCCCATCATCCATCGTCTTCTTCAAGCCATTGATTGGCACAATTCCCGCTATTTTGAGGATCACGATCCTTGGCACTTGGAAAAAGCGGAAAGCTTGCGAAGCTATGTGAGAGAACTAAAAAACTGGGTGAAGCGGAAAGAAGAAGGGTGAGGCAGAGTTTTCCCGCATTAGGGAATCAATGGGTGCGGCCCATGCTCTGCCTTGTTGTGAGTGCTTCAACTCACTCACGGAATCCCCAAAGCCAACAGTGACGAGGATGTTGGAGCGGGGAGAGCCTGAACCCTCCCCTATTAAATAACCACTAGGCGCCTAGTGGGCTCCTGCAGGAAGCTTGAAAAGCTTAGCAGACTTCCGTCCAGTACACGGCGGCTCCCTCTAGGAACAATCGCTTATTAACGTGACGGGCTTCGTGAAACGGCACTTCCCACATTTCCCGCCGTCCATTACGAGAGAAAAATAGGCGCACCATTAGCCTTGAGCTTCGGTGAGTTCGATGTATTCGGCCCGCCATTGATGGAATGCTGCCCTTGCAAGGCGCACTTCCTCGCTATTGGGGCCATATAGCCTTCCGCTGGCTTCAACGGCCTTGGCGGCTTCCATGGCGAGCTCCCAAGCTTCTTCGGCAGCAGGGTGAAGGACCACGGGAGAGAGGCATGGTTTCTTTAGTCTATCCCTGCAAATTTTGCATTGCTTTTACCACTTTTTCTGCATTGCGCAGCTTTGGCAATAGCGTAGGCTTATAGGCATGTTCAGCCGCTAAGAGCTGCAGCGCTGTTTGCCTGTCCGCTTCCAGAAGAGCAAGAATAAAGGCTAGTTCTTTGTCTGTAAGTTCAACGCCAATCATTTGACAAAAATGCTGAAAAAGGCTGATTGGTGAAAATTCTAGGCGCTATCTAGTGAGGCTCCTTATCCAATCAATATTGTCATCTTTCGACGCATCTAATACTGCTGCCGCAAGAGCAAAGCAATAGTCGTCCACGCCTGAATCTTTACCACCAGTTACTGCCCATTGACCACTTGCTCGATACAGCACGCTCAAGTTTTTAAGCTGCCAGATGAGCTTTTTATGCGGATACAGTTCAATTAGTCCAGCATTGAAAAGTTCGCGCAGCTTGCTGAAGGCTTTCATCTTGGTGCTGACCGACCATGAAAGTTCAGTTATGGGAAAATCCTTGGAAAGGTCTTGAATGATAGCAGAGCTATTGAACTGGTCAAGCGTGATACTTTGAAATTCATAAAGGCGATGGTGCTCTTTAATCCATTCTTCCACTTTTGCAATGCTCACTTCCTTCTTGCCACCAATCTCAAAATCAGCGTCAAAAGTATGGAGCTTGTCTACAACAAGGCGTTCGCCTTCGTAGTGAATGATGCAAGCAATATATTCGTCTCGGCCCACGCCACCGCGAGCAGGGTCAAGAGAAAGGAAATAGGTGCCAGCGAGTTCACGCTTGGGGGGCAGTACTGATCTGTCTTTGTTTACTGCCACATCTACCACTTCAGGAGCCAGCAGTACAGAGTTGCTACGCCTGAACTGGGCGCCGTATTCCACCCAAAAGCTTTCTTCGTCTTTCTTGAGAGCGTTTTGCAGGAAGGGGCAGTCAAAAGGCAGATTAGGGTTGATGTCCCATGTGGGAATCTGCAATGCTTGCATGCCAGGATATTCACCACTTTCGGCTTGCTTGAAATGCTCGTAGAACAAGCCGCTGGTTAGCCATGGAGACGACAGTTCAATAATCTTGCCGTGCTTGCCGAACTGAGCAATTGAAGGAGATAGTGCTGTGTACATGGCTTCTGCACCACGGTTTGCATCGCCGTCAATACTGAAAGCAAGTTCGTCCATGACCACAGCCACGACAGCTTTTCCTCGAGATGCTCGAGCGGATGCAGGAATGGCCTGAAACACACAACCATTGCTCAGTTCAATCTCCAAGGATGTTTCCCTTGTGATTTCTTGCTCTAGAGGGCTATTGATAATGAGCTGACGAATATTGTCAAGAGCAATCTTGGACTGGCCCAAGTCGTTAGCAACCGTCACTACATACCACTTCTCGCCCTTGCGCACTCTCCTGCGGAAATGCTCATCTTGACAAAAGGCCATGTAGGCAGCAGCCACTGAGGCCATGAAGGTCTTGCCACTCCGTCTTCCCATGGACCAAATGGCATGGTTGACATTCTCTTCAAACAGATTGTTGAGAATTCTTTGCTGCCTTGGCCACAGGGGCGTTTTGAGGACTAGCTCTGCAAACTCACTACACTTCAGCACGATATTTAGCCACTGCCAGTTCTTCCATGTTATGCAACAATTCCTTTGGAAAGAAATACGCTGGTCTGTTGCGAGCTGGATCCGCCCAATACTGTTCGTCCATCGCCTCTTTTCCCCAGCACCATCCATGAATGAGGGTGCGGTGGTTTTCGATGGTCACCAGGACAAATTTCTTATGCGGATCTTCATTACGTTGCACGATGAGATCATAGGAATGCTTCGACCGAGTTTTGATGTCCATGCCGGGCAGATCGTCGGAGCCCCGCTTGGCTTCGCTTTCTTTGTAGAGCAAATGCTTGAGCCCCAGGTAGGAGCCCACGGCCATTTCGCCCGCCGCGCCAAGCAAGTGAATTTCCAAGGCTTTGTCGCCACGAGCGGCGCCACGATTACGACCACGAAGTCCTTTTGCTTCATTTACGGACTGCCGCCGCCTTCCTTCCTCCATTGCCTGCTTTCGTTCTTCTTCGGAAAAGACAAATTCAATGGGAGTGGGCATAACAAGACGCACGTCATGGCCATCATACCCATCTTTAGAATGAAAGCAAGCCCATAATGTGAACAATGTCGGAAGAAACAGTGGATCTTGGCCATGCGAACGAAGCTGGTCTGCGAGCGGATGGCCTTGCCAATGCGCTCACGGGCATGGGCATCAAAGGCCGCGACAAAAGCCTGCAGACCACTGCCCAGCCCATCGTCTTCTTGGCTCAGGAAGAGCTGGAAGCGCTGTATGGAGAATGGCTTCCGCGTCGCATCGTAGACATTTATGCCGAACAGGCCACGCGCAAAGGCTTCAAAGTGCTGTTTGGCGGCGAGGGTGCCGCTGCCGAGGAAGTGGTGGGCATTGAGCAGACCATTGAGGATCTGCACATCCTTGAGAATTTCATGCTGGCTTCCAAGAATGCTCGGCTCTATGGGGGGTCCGTCATTCTGCTCTACATCGACGATGGGCGTCCAGCGGATCAGCCAGTAGACAAAAGTCGCATTTATGCCGTTGAAGGCATGGAAGTGCTTGACCGCTGGCAAATTGCACCAGTGATTAACGAAGAAAATCTATACGATTATTCCAAGGCAACGTATTATCAAATCATTTCAGGCGATCTCATTCGCCAGCCGCAACTCACCTATATCCACAAGGATAGGATTTTGCGTTTTGATGGCGACTGGCTTCCCTATCGAATTAGGCAAAGGAACTATGGATGGGGGATGAGCAGCTTGCAGACTGTCTATGAAAGCTTTAAGCACTACTGGACCGGACTAAACGCCTCGGCCACTTTGTTGTGTGAGTTTGATATTTTCGTTCATAAGATTAAGGGCTTGGCGCAAATGCTGGCCGCTGGGAAAGAGAAAGATGTGCGTGATCGTCTAGTGCTAAATGATATGAGCAAGAGCGTTTATCGCGGCTATGCCATTGATGCAGAAAAAGAAGAGCTTGCCTTTATCAGCAGAAACTTTGGAGGCGTGGGAGAAATCCTTGAAAAGATGCGCGTGGACATCATTGGCGCGTCCAAGATTCCGCATACAGTGCTGTTTGGCGAAAGTCCGAGTGGTCTTGGCTCCACTGGTAGAAGCGAAGAGCGCGATTTCGCCAAGACGCTAGCGGATTATCAGCAATCCACTTTCCATCGCCCTCTTAAAAAGCTGATGGAACTAATCATGCTCAGTCGCACTGGCCCCACTAACGGGCGAATGCCTGAGTCTTGGCGCATCCATTTCAACGATCTGTTCGAGCTGAATGAGCGCGAGAAGGCCGACGTGAGAGCCCGCGTGGCAGCCGTTGACGGGCGTTACATCCAACTGGGGGTACTGAGTCCCAAGGAGGTGGCTGACGCTCGTTACGGCGGCTCTGAGTGGTCGATGGAACTCACTCTCGATCCGTCCGTAGTGCGGGAACTTCCCACTCAAGGAGGGGGTGGTTCCACTCAAGAGGGGGGTGGAATGAAAGTGCCTCCTGGCGGTCGCGATCCGCTTGATGAGCAGAATGGCACTCTCCCCATGGATGGAAGTCGAGAAGTGGAAGATGCTGCTGGCTTGTATCTTCCTTGTGATCTCGAGCATCAGCGCGGGGACGTTACCTTCACCGACAAGGAGCTGCACAATCGAGCAGTGTCAGCGGCCAAGAGCAAGTTCAAAGTGTGGCCATCTGCTTACGCCAGTGGCTATGTGGTGCAACAGTACAAGCGCATGTACAAAGAAAAGCACGGCTCAATGAGCGGCGCTTTCAAGGGAGATGGTCAAGAAATTTATGCCGATGATCTTGATAAGTGGTTTAAGGAGAAATGGGTGAGAATTGGAGCCAATGGAGAAATCATGGGACCATGCGGTGCTCGTGAAGAAAAAGAAGGAAAACCCAAGTGCCTTCCTGAGGCGAAGGCTCAAGCAATGAGCAAAGAAGAGCGCCAAACTATTGTTGCTCGTAAGCGCAAAGCTGATCCCGATCCAGAGCGCAAAGGGCCGGCGAAGATGGTCAGCAGCAAAGTCGACGCCATTGAGCCCATGAAAGTGGAAGGCCTCATCCTTGGCAACATTGACGAGGAGGCTTTTATTACGGAGGCTGACATTGACAAGGCTTTGAGCGAATGGAAGGAGGAAGCTCCTGTCAAGTTCAAGGAAATCCTGGAAGCCGACAATGCTGAATAACCTCAGCGCATTCACGGAAGCAGTGTTGTCTAGCCGGATGGATGCTGCATGGTCCTACGACCGTAATACTGGGCGCTATCGGGACGAACGCGGTAAATTCCTAAGCCAAGCCTCCGTGCAAAAGCTTGTCGATGGACGCATTGATAAGCTGGAAGCTTCGCTTAAGCGCTTCACGCGCATGCTCAATGATAAATCAATCACTCTTGACCAGTGGCAAGGAAGCGTGCGAGAAGCCATTAAAGCTGCTCACATTCAAGCAGCGATTATTGGCCATGGAGGCAAAGCTGGCATGGGCAGTGCAGAATATGGTCGCGTGGGTCAAAGGCTTCGTTTGGAATATGATTTTCTTGCGAATTTTGCCTCCGATTTGCTTGGCGGTCGCGTTTCTGCTCCCATGGCTTTGGCTCGCATTGGCTTATACGCTCAAAGCGTTCGTGGCAGTTACTGGCTGGGAGCCGAAATCAGACAACAAGAACAAGGCTACTCCTTGATGCGTCGCATCTTGGACGACCAAGCCAAGCACTGCGAAGATTGCCTGCGTTATGCAGCTCGTGGCACCGTTCCCATTGGAAGCGTGCCATTGCCAGGGCAGCGTTGCGAATGCGGCGCCAGGTGTCGTTGCTCTGTACGCTACTTTAGGCAGCAACCGCAAGCGGTGCCAGTATAGTAGGGCAAAGTTTCAAGCCCATGAAAGTTCTCGTAGGAGACACTGGCCTGATTGGCAGCGTTTTGCAGCAGTCTGCCAACTTTGACGCCACTTTCAATTCCAGTAACATTCATGAGCTGCCGGAGATTGCCAATATGCCAGGGCAGGTGGACGAGCTGTATCTTGCTTGCTTGCCTGCGACAAAATGGCTAGTCAATCAAGACCCAGCAAAA